GGAGCCGATAGTGGCGAACGTGGTCTTTCCGGCGGACGCCAACGGGCTGAACCGTACGGCAAGACGCGACACGGCGCCGCCGACCGTAGCGGACAATCCGGCGCCAAGAGTCTTCGCGGCGGACGTCAACGGTGCGAACGGATTCTGCCCTTTGAACGAGCCGAAAATCTTTTCAGCAAGACCATTGAACGGCGTCGATAATGCGGATACGGCTTCGGAGCCGAACGACTTGAGCGCGCCCTTGACTGGGGAAAGCCCACTGCTCACCGCGGACGCAAGCTTGGACATGGTGTCACGAATGCCGGTCACGTCCAGCATTTCACCGAACGCCGTCCTGAACTCGGACGCCTTGCCTTTCACATTCTCGACCATGGAAAGCACGCCGGATTCGACGTTCGCACGCATGGCTTCCATCTTCGTCTTGACGGATGCGGCGGCGTTCGAGAACGCTTCGGCGAAAATCTCCTTGACCGGCGCCCACTGCTGTGCTGTGTTCGCCGCATAGTTGGACAATCCGGCCTTCAGGTTGCCGAACGTCTGCATGATGCTGTCGGACGCGGACACGGCGGAACCGACCAATGGGAGGAACATGTCGGGAATTTTCAGGCCGGTCAGGTCCTTGAATTCGCGTCCGACCTGCACGAGCTTGTCATGGTAGATGTCCGCGCTCTGTCCGGCCGTGTCCAACGAACGGTAGATGTCCGAATCCACGACGATGGTGTCTGCGGCGGCTCGAATGTCCCGGAACGCTTGGATGAGGGATGGAGCCTTCTTCTTTGCGGCGGCGTCCACTTCGGTGTTGAGCGTTTCGAACGCTTTGATGAACGCTTCGGGAAGCGCTTCCGCGTCGGCTCCCATCGCGGTCAACCCGGTTTGGAGCAGCTTCACATTGTCGGACGCCTGTCCCACGCCGTTGCGCAGGTTGGCCGCGGCCTGCTGGATGATTTCGAAGCCTTCGGCGCCTTTCTCGCCGAAGCTGAACGCGTACGTCCCCAAGTCTTCGAACGCGACGTTGAACCTGCCTATCGCGTTCTGCGCCTTCGTCGATTCGGATAGTATTTTCGCCATCGCGCCGGCCATGGATGCGAGCTTGTCGATGGCCGCGGACGATGCGGACACGGCGGCTCCGAACACGTCAGTGAAGCCGGAACCAAGCTTGAAGAGCGCGGACTTCACGTTGACCAGCGCGTTGCCGATGAACGGGATGCGGGCTGCGAACCGGTCGTTCGTGGCGACCAGGAGGGAGAACGCGGCGGCGCCGACCACGCCCACAGTGTTCAGCATGTCACCCAAGGAGGCGAGCAGGTTGGCGTTCTGAGAGTTCAGGCTGATGAGGTTGGTCAACGGGCTGAGGAACTGTTCGACCTGCTGCACGTTGAACGCCTTGTTGACGGCTGGCGCCAACTGGTCGACGAACGTCGAAGCCAACGTGGCGGCAGCGTTCGACAATGGCACGAATCCTGCGAGCATTTCGCCGAACGTGTCCACCATGCCCGAATTGGAGATGGCGGTCAGCGTCTTGCCGAGGTTGGCGGACAATGCGGTGGCCGCTTCGGCTGACCTTGCGCCAATCGTGTTCTTGATGCTGTTCCACGCGCGGTCTGCCGTGACGGGCATGGTGGCGAACTGCTTTTCGATGGCGTCGGCGTTCTCAAGCACCGTGTCGTAGAGGGCTTGGCCGCTGATTCCGCCTTCCTTGCCCAACTGTTTCAGTTCGCCCACGGACACGTTGAGATGCTTGGCGAGCATTCGCGCGATTTGCGGCGAGTTCTCCATGATGGAGTTCAACTCATCGCCGTTGACGATGCCCTTGCCCAATGCTTGGGTAATCTGCCGCATGGCGCTGGACGCTTCCTGCGTGGACGCGCCAGTGCTAATCATGTTCATGTCGAGCAGTTTGGTGAACCTGGCCGCATCATCGTAATTGGATACGACTTCCGGTGCGAGCGTGCGCAGACGTGACGCGGACTGGATGAAATCGTCGGTGGCGACACCGACCTTGTTCGCGTATTCCAGTGACGTTTCGAGCGAGCCTTTATAGTCTCCGGTGGCGCCTACCGCGTTTTTCAGCATGGCGGTGGTCTGACCCCACTGGTTGCCCATTTCGACGATGTTGGAGGTCACGCCTTTGACGGCTTTGCCGACCGACGCGACCGCGGCGACGGCGGCTGCGGCGTTCAGATACTTGCCGAGGTCGAGGGTCGCGAATTCCGCGCCGAAAGCGTTGGCGGAACGCCGACCACTGGAACCGAATGAGGGGAACACGCTGTTGAGCGCGTTTTTCACGCCGCCTTGCAGGTTGAGGCTCTTGTTGAACGAGCCGGAGAACAGGCGGGACATGCCCAAGCCGTGCGAAGTGAAGAGTCGGCTCGTATTGGATGCGAGCTTGGGTTGGACGGCGGGGGTGAGCACCGCGCCCTTGCTTGCTTTTACAAGTGCGGAATGCAAGCCATCCAACGATGGGAGTACCTGTATCCATGCGGTCGCGATGCTGCCCTTTGCCATCTATTGTTCCTTTCGGTGAAGACCCAACGCCTTGTCGATGTCTTCGGTGTTCATCGAGTCGAGTTCGTAATCATCCTCCTTCCTGGTGTTCTTCTGGTTTTCCGGCAATACGCTCTTTGGTTTCTGTCCCTTGCCGGAGTAGGGGGCGAGCGTTGACTGTTGGATGATGTCGAGCAGTCGGGCGGTCGCTCCGAACGTGCCTATGAGCTTCGCCCTCTCTATGAGGGTGTATTGCCGTGGACTGCCGTATTGGCTTGCGAAGTCAGCCAAGATTTGGCTGTCCCACTTGTCCGGGTTTATCGCATATGTCAGTCTTTCGACTGGGAATCCAAAAGCGTCGGCAATTTTCCCGAGAGGTATTCCCATGCGTCGAGCACGTCGTCGTCGAACGCGGCCATGACCGCCTCGTACTTGTCTTCCTTCAGGACGCCGCGCATGAGCTTGTCCACGAGCCAGATGGCCTCCATGCTGTCTTCCACGCCTTCGGAGTGGATGGCCTGCTGGAATTTGCGGTTGCGGAGCAGTTTCGCGTAGGCGTCCGCCCAATCGGGGTTGAAGTCTTCGACGGTGATGGTGGGTTTGCGTTTTGCCATTGGGTTTCCTTTCGTTGTCTTTCTATATAAGGATACCCCACGCCAAGGGCATAACCTGACGGTATGTCTTGACGTGGGGTGAGTGTCCTGTCGCCACATTACACGCTGACAAGCGAGAGTGTGTTGAAGAATGCCCGTTGAA